AATGGCGCAAACCAGCAACCCAACCAAGGCGCTCACCAACGACTTTCGCCGTGCCGTGCGTCAGGCTCATGCCCTCAAGCAAAAGCACCAAGAGCAACAACGTGAGCTGCAAGGTTTGCGTGGCAAGCTTAACCAGGCTGGAATCAGCACCCGCGACCTGGGCAACCACGAGCGTACCCTGCGCCAACGCATCAACAGCACCAACAAACAGCTGCAAGAGCAAGAGCGAAGGCTCAGGGCCGTTACCGCGCAGCAAAAACAGCTAGCCGCGGCTAAACGCCAATACCAGCGCACCCAGCAAATGACCGGCGCCATGGCCGGCACCGGCGCAGCGGGCTTGGCCACGGGCAGTGCCATGCTGTACAGCGGTGCGCGGCTCATCAGCCCCGGTATCGACTTTGGCGCACAGATGAGCGAGCTGCAGGCCATCACCCGCCTGGAGCGCGACAGCCAAGCGTTTCAGCAGTTGCGGGGGCAGGCACGACAGCTCGGCGGCTCTACCGCGTTCAGCGCCACAGAGGTAGGTGCCGGGCAAACCTTCCTGGCGCGCGCCGGCTTCACGCCAGAAGCCATTCGCGCCTCCATGCAAGACGTCCTCAACCTCGCCCTGGCCAACAATGCAGATCTGGCCCGCACCGCCGATATTGCCTCCAATATCAGCAGCGCCTTCAAGATAGACCCCGCCGTCGAGGGCAACATCACCCACGTAGCAGACGTCCTATCCGGTACCGCAGCAAGGGCCAACGTCGATCTAGAAATGCTAGGCGACACCATGAAGTACCTGGGTGGTAAATCAGATCTGGGCCTTACCCTTGAGCAAGCCGCCACCATGGCCGGCCTGCTCGGCAACATCGGCATTCAGGGAAGCCAAGCTGGCACCACTACTCGCGCCCTGGTTAACCGGCTCACCGCCCCGGCCAAGGCAGGCCGCGAAGCCATGGCAGAGCTAGGCCTTGAAGTTGCAAACGCACAAGGCCAAATGCGCGATCTGCCCGATATCCTGCGTGACATCAACAATGCCACCCGCAACATGGGCAACGTGCAGCGCCAAGCCATTCTTACCAAGATCTTTGGCGTAGAGGCCGGTTCAGGCAGTGCCGAGCTGATCAGCCAAATGTCAGGCGGCGGGTTAGATCAACTGCTGAACCAACTACAAAACGTAGAGGGCGAAAACCAGCGCATGGCCGATATACTCGCCGATAACCTTGGCGGCGATCTCAAAGGCCTGCGCAGTGCCTGGGAAGATGTCGGCATCACCATCCAGGATCAAAACGACGGCCCACTGCGCGAGTGGGTACAAAGCTGGACCAAGCTGCTCAGAGGCGTCACCAGCTGGATCAAAGAAAACCCCGAGCTCACCGCCGCCATCTTCAAAACCGCCGCCGGGCTGGCCATCCTCATCACCGCTTTTGGCGCACTCACCATCGCCCTGGCATCCATCCTCGGCCCCTTCGCCATGATTCGCCTGGGCGTGAGCATGTTTGGCATCAAAGCACTAAGCCTGCTACCCATCCTCAAGGGCGTGGGTACCGCGTTCATGTGGCTTGGCCGGTTGCTGCTGCTCAACCCCATCGGGCTAGCCATCACCCTGCTGGTCACCGCTGGCTGGCTGCTCTATAAAAACTGGGACGGCGTGGTCGGTGGTTTAAAAGCCATCTGGGCAGACCTCACCCGTGTCGCCAAATCAGTCTGGGGCGAAGTCACCAGCGCCTTTGATGGCGGCTTGGTCGGCGTTGGCCAGCTGATCGTCAACTGGTCGCCGCTAGGCCTGTTTTACAAAGCCTTCGCCGCCGTCATGAGCTGGTTTGGGGTAGACCTCCCCAGTAAATTCACCGACTTTGGCGCCATGCTCATGCAAGGCCTGGTCAACGGCATAAAAAATAGCCTTGGCGCAGTAAAAGGGGCCATTACCGGCGCAGGCACTGCCACCGTCAACTGGTTTAAAGACAAGCTCGGCATCCGCAGCCCCAGCCGCGTCTTCGCCGAGCTCGGCGGTTACACCATGCAAGGGCTTGCCCAGGGCATCAACAAGCAACAGCGAGAGCCCCTGCGCGCCGTCGCCAGCGTCAGCGAGCGCATGGCTAACGCCACCAGCGGTATCAGCTTTGATGCCCGCCGCCCGTTAGCAGCACGCAACACCGCCGCCAGCATCCCCGCCGGCGGAACCTATGAAATTCACGTACACGCCGCCCCCGGTATGGATCCGCACACCATCGCCCGCGCCGTCGCCGCAGAGCTCGACCGCCGCGAACGCGAGCGCGCCGCCGGTGCACGTGGCAGTCTGTATGACCAGGAGTAAACCAAAATGATGATGGCCCTGGGGCTGTATGTATTCAGCCTAAGCACCGCCGCCTACCAGCAGCTGCAGCGCCAAACCAACTGGCGTCACCCCAGCAACTCACGCATCGGCGCCCTGCCCGCACGGCAGTTTGTCGGCAAAGGCGAAGACACCATCACCCTCAGCGGCCTCATCATGCCCGAGCTCACCGGCGAGCGCGTGTCGCTCAATGCCCTGCGCCTCATGGCAGACACCGGCAAAGCCTGGCCCATGGTAGAAGGCACCGGCCGTATCTATGGGCTCTGGATTATCGAAAGCATCAGCGAGACCAACACCCTGTTTTTTAGAGATGGGGCCCCGCGCCGCATCGAGTTCACCCTCACGCTGCAGCGCGCAGACGACAGCCAGATCGAGCTGCTCGGCGACATCCTCAGCACCGTCGGCGACATCCTGCGATGAGCCCCCGTCACCCTACCCCCGCCTATCGCCTGGTGGTGAATGGGCTAGACATCACCCCCAAAATCAACAACCGGCTCATCAGCCTGGCCCTCACCGACAACCGAGGGTTAGAGGCAGACCAACTCAGCATCAGCCTCACCGACCACGACGGCCTGCTCAGCATTCCGCCGCGCGGTGCAGAGGTGCAGCTTTGGCTCGGCTGGGCCGATACCGGCCTCACCTACAAAGGCAGCTACACCGTAGACGAAACCGAGCACAGCGGCGCACCCGATGTGCTCAGCATCCGCGCCCGCAGTGCCGATCTGCGCGCTGGCCTCACCCGCAAGCGCGAGCGCAGCTGGCACAGCATCACCTTGGCAGACGTCATCAACACCATCGCCACCGCCTACAGCCTCAAGCCGGTGATAGACCAGGTACTCGGCGCGATCCCGGTACCGCACATAGACCAGGCAGACGAATCAGACGCCAACCTGCTCACCCGCCTTGCGCAAGATCATGACGCGATAACAACGGTGAAAGCCGGCCACCTGTTGTTAATGCCCGTAGGAGCCAGCAAAACCGCCAGCGGCCTCACCCTGCCCCACATTCACTACACTCGCGCAGACGGCGACAGCCACCGCTTTCTGCAGGCAGACCGCGACGCCTACACCGGCGTGCGCGCCCACTACTACAACCCCAACAGCGCAGAACGCCAAGAAGCCCTCATCGGCACGGATGACAACATCAAAACCCTGCGCCACGTCTACGCAGACCGGCCCAGCGCCCTGCAGGCCGTGCGCAGTGAATGGCAGCGCCTGCAGCGCGGCGCGGCCACACTCAGCTATACCCTCGCCCGTGGCCGGGCCGATCTCATACCGGAAATGACCTACAGCCTCAGCGGCATTAAAGCGCCAATTTCAGACCTGGTATGGCTCTGCAGCCGCGTGATGCACAACCTGAATGACAGCGGCTACACCGTCGCCCTGGAGCTGGAAAACCAGCTCGCCGAGGATGACGATTTAGCGGCGCTCGTAGAGGGGGACTATACGGGGGTGATTGCCTGGTACCGTGCGGAAGATGGCACCCAAAAAGCGGTTACCGCCGGGGATCAGACGAATCCGCGGCGGTTGACAAATCTGTACTCTGATAAAGCGAGCGCAGTGCATGCCGTGAAACAAATCTCTCTAATTTGACTCGTGCCTAAATTATTTTTCTTCTTTTTTTGCAGGAAAATTTAGAAGCCCCTTGAGGCCCTGCATCGTCTCCTTTGGAACGGATGATTCTTTTACAAGCGTTTCGATCGCGTGCCAATTCGGCTCTTCATTTTCAGAGGCTGTGGATAGCTGAAATTCCAAATCCTGGACCTGCTGTTGGAGCTTAACAACTGCAAACATGTGGCTCTTTGACTCAGCTTCTTGCTCTTTGAGCTGCTTGGTAAGCCTGCTTTTCTCAGCATTCAAATCAGCAATTATTTTTAACGAGTCCTGATGGTTGGATCGACTCTCTGCGTCCCTTGAATCTAGCCCCTCAATAGTTTCTTCTAGTCGCTTGATAGTGGCTAGAAAGCTTTCACTCTTTGCATTGAGACGCTCCACTTCACTATCTTTGTCTCTCACACGCTCACTGTACTTCTCTCTAAGATCCACAAACTCAGCCGCCGACCTTGGCGTTTTATCATCGAGAGAGATGCTCCATCCCTTCACTTTGTTTTTTTGCCACTTCCAGTAAAGCCCCACCGCACCAGTGAACCAAGGAGAAACCAGAACAAACAGAAAAGCCAAAGCCGCAGGCAGCACTAAACCCTGCATATATCCAGTGTCCAAAAGGGTTTCGTGACTATAGGTAGCATCCAGAAACTGAATTTTCTCGCTCAACGGGACTGAGGAGAATACCGTCAGGATGGTTTTGAAATTCAACACGCTCCATGAGAGCAGAAACGCCGGGGTAAACGGGTTTGAAAGCCGGTAACTGATATGCTTTTTTAGCGATTCGTACCATTCCATGCGCTATGCCTCTCCCTGTAAGTGAGCCCACAAAATGCCCGCTTTCCCCATTTTGCGCAACACCTCACATTTTGCAGGCCAATCCAAGCACATAGACGCCAAGGGATAAGCCACAATCAAGCAACCCATTCAAACAAGGAGGTTATGAATGCCCTGGCTAGAGTGTTGCAGCGATGGCAGGTACCGCGTGGCAGAACGCACCTACATACTGGAGGCAGATGCCCTCATCGCCGAAGACGAGATCCAGATCAAAGCCCCGCAGCACGAAACCAACGCGGGCATCACCCTCTACCCCTTCTCCCTTGAGACAGAACACGGCGTATTCCGCTGGCACGTAGAGGTGATTGAGTACCAACGGCCAGACGGTCAAACGATTAAGGGATTCAGCCTCACAGAATTTCCAGATGGTGTGATCGTGACCGACCAGTTGTCATTCATCATGCACAACGGCTGGCTTAGGCAGCCTATTCACTAGGCACAAACACGCCCGGCTCTTCGGTTATCTGCATTTCTCATGGCTTCCGGTTAACAGCTCAGACACAATAGCTGCAAACAACGGAGGTATGTATGCAAGGCAAAGGACTGAAATGGTTAGTTGTGCTCATTCTTGGCGTGGCCATTTTAGTGCCCATCGGGGTACTTTGGGCATATAGCAATAACCTAGGTCCAATATCCCAAACGCCGTCCGATTGGGGGGATTTTGGTGCAGTTCTGGGCGGTGCCTTTACGTTGATTGGCGCACTAGCAACAACGGCTACTCTTCTATTTTTATTTCATCAGCAGCAGCAGGCTGAGGCGCGTCAACAGGATCACGATGAGCTAGTCAGAAGGCAACTTCAAGCAGTGACCTTTGAGCAATACCTTAAGCACAGAGAGCTATTCATCCAAAGGCTAGATGAGATTAGTGCCTCGGCTGGCAAAGAGTTCACATTCCACAACCCTGAAAAGTTATACCGCGCAGTTTTTCCGGAGAATAGTCCAACCCACTGCGAGACTAGCCGCCCACTGGCTGCCATTGAAAAAATTAAAGCTGGCGATCCATCCGATTGCGTGCAAATCCACGAAAGGCTAGGTGAGTCTATCAACTTTACGCATGACGAAGACACCATATTAGAAATACTACGTCGAATAACAACATTACATCATTATTTTGGAATGGTTTTCCCCAATCCTACAGTTGATGGAGACGTCCACTTCCTAGACAAGTCTTCAGGCATAAACATTTACAACTTATCAGAAACGATAGCCAAAATAGAAGCCACGCTAAACTTTATACTTTTTTATAGCGGAAACAATCAAGTAAGCTCCATTTGCCACAAACTCCAAGGCCCGGGGCTTAGAGACGATATATACAAAATTCTAACTAACAGCAAACGCGCGCAGGCTGGGTATAAGATAATATTTATCACACCAGAACTGAAGTATTTGCATACTCTACTTGATCTGAGCCAAGATAGAACATTGGGCAAAAAAAGGTTGCTCAACAAGAGCTATATTGCTATAGCCACGCTACTCAGCGAAACGCCAAACGACCCCCAAAAAATTCAAGAAACTATCTCCGTTATCGATACCGAACTGGATGAGGTTATAGCTGGCCTAGGTATAAATACCGAGTGGCCACAAATAATCATTCATGCGAATACCGCATTAGCTCACCTAAAACCAGTAAATTAATTTATATAAGCCTAGTGCCCCCACCCAACCCGGCAGGGGCAGCGCCTACCAACTAATGTCTGTTCTGCATTACCAGTACCTCCGCAAATCTCAGAATGTCAGCACGCGCCTGCTCATCCAGCGCCCTGAACAATGACAGCAGCAGCTGTTCTCGTGGGTTCAAGGTGGGTTCGCTTCCTTTCGCGCCTGGCGCTCTGTTGTGGGTGTTATCCAACATGCTGTCGCTCCTACTACAACGGACGCCCAGCGCCACCTTGGCGCTGCCCTTTCGTCCGGAAGCTGCCTATTCTCAGCACGTTTTGGGTGTGTCATTAGCCCTAACCCACCAAATTCTGGTTTATTTCTGTTTTATTCACTCACCAAATGTCGCCCCGGCCATTGCCAGTTGCGCAAAGCAGTATTACTGTATATAAATACAGTCTTCCTTGAGGTACCCCAATGGCCAAAGCATTCATACTCGGCCCCATAGGCAGCTCGGCCATCGAGCTGCCTTTTTTTTCCTGCCATGTGCCGGCGGGCTTTCCGAGCCCCGCGCAAGACCACATGGAGCAAGCCCTCTCGCTGGATGCACTGCTGGATATAGACGCCCCCCACACGTACCTTGTGCGTGCCCAGGGGCACAGCATGGAGGGTGCCGGTATCTTTGATGGGGATGTATTGGTGGTGAGCCGTGCGCTCACGGCAAAGCATGGCGACATCGTTATCGCAGCCATCAATGGCGATACCTTCGTTAAACGCTTTACCCGCCAGGGCGATCAGGTGGTGCTCTGCTCAGAAAACCCCAAGTACTCGCCCCGCTATATCCTGGAAGGCGACGAGCTGCTCATCTGGGGCGTGGTCACTGGCAGCATTCGCAGGCACACCCATGGCTGAACAAGCCATCGCCCTGGTCGACTGCAACAGCTTTTATGCCAGCTGTGAGCGCGTCTTCCGGCCAGACCTCGCCCGCACGCCCATCGTGGTGCTCAGCAACAACGATGGCTGCGTCATTGCCCGCAGCGCAGATGCCAAGCCCTTTGTAAAAATGGGTGAGCCTTACTTCAAGATTCAGCACCTGCTCAAGCAGCACGGCATTCTGGCCTTTAGCAGCAACTACGCGCTCTACGGTGATATGTCGCAACGGGTCATGACCGTAATAGAAGGCATGGTGCCCGCGCTGGAGGTGTACAGCATCGATGAAGCCTTCGCCGATCTCACCGGCCTGCCCGAGCCCCTGGAGCACATCGGCCGGGAGATTCGCGCACGGGTGCTGCAGCACACCGGCATACCCACCGGCGTAGGCATCGCCCCCACCAAAACGCTGGCCAAGCTGGCCAACCACGCGGCAAAGCGCTGGCAACGGCAAACCGGCGGTGTGGTCGATCTACGCGATCCGGAGCGGCGCGAGAAGCTGCTGCGCGTCACGCCCGTAAACGAGGTATGGGGCATCGGCAAACGCATGACCGAGCACCTCACCACCACCGGCATTAAAACCGCGTGGGATCTCGCCCAGGCAGACGCCGCCACCCTGCGTAAGCAATACAGCGTCATCATCGAGAAAACCGCCCGCGAGCTGCGCGGCACGCCCTGCATCGCGCTAGAAGAAGCCGCACCCGCCAAACAAGAGATCTGCAGCAGCCGCGCCTTTGGCGAACGCCTGCGCACCATAGAGCCCATCCGTGAGGCCGTGGCCACTTACACCACCCGCGCCTGCGAAAAACTCCGCGCCCAGGGCTCACGCTGCAAAAAAGTGCGCGTGAGCATCCGCACCGGCATGTTCAACCCAGATGAAGCCAAGTACGCAAAAGGCGTGGTGTGTGAGCTGCCCTACCCCACAGATGACACCCGCCTGATCATCCGCGCCGCCATCGCAGGGCTAGGCCAGGTATTTCGTGAGGGGCATGCCTACGCGAAGGCAGAGATACTGCTGCTCGATCTACGCCAGCAAGGCGAGTTTACCGATGACTTGTTTGCAGAGGTGCAGCCCGCGGCCGCAGAGCGCGTGATGGGTGTACTGGATGAGATCAATGGGCGCTGGGGAAAAGGCACGTTGCGGCCGGCGAGTGTGCCGGATGCGCCTGCATGGGGGATGAATCGTTCTTTTCTAAGTAACGCCGTGCTATCTCAATGGAGCGAACTATTCAAGGCAGAATGCAAATAGTACAAAAACCCGATAAGTATGGACTCAACAGAAAGCTGCTTATTGATG